GAAGCATATGATGCAGAACGTTGGAGTCAATACTTCCGTCCTGCAGGTATGCAAGCACGTACAGGTGATCCAATGAAAGCAGCATCACCACAAGCAACTGCTACAAGTCAAAGTGCACCGGCTCCTGCTCCAGCAGCAGACCCGCGCAACGATGACATTCCTTTTAAGTCAACTGAAGAAGCAGCAGCAACAGAAGCAGCAGCACCAGCAGCAGCCGCTGAACCTGCAGGCGGAGCACAGGACATTCTTGCAATGATCCGCGCTCGTCAAGGTTAATACGACTATATGGCCCCTACGGGGGCCAATCATCTAGCTTAATAAGGAGTAACTATGGCTAAATCATTTGATGTTAGTAAGTTCCGCAAGGACTTAACAAAAAGTATTTCAGGTATGAGCACAGGGTTTAATGATCCAACTGATTGGATTAGCACAGGTTCATACGCACTAAACTATCTTATTAGTGGCGACTTTCATAGAGGCGTTCCGCTAGGTAAGGTAACGGTGTTTGCAGGAGAATCAGGCGCAGGAAAAAGTTATTTCTGCTCAGGTAATATTGTAAAACACGCACAAGATCAAGGTATTTTTGTAGTATTAATTGACTCAGAAAATGCACTTGATGAAAGTTGGCTACATGCTCTAGACGTTGACACTAGTGAAGATAAACTTCTTAAACTAAACATGTCAATGATTGACGATGTAGCAAAGACTATCTCAACATTTATTACAGATTTTAAAGCAATGGACGAAGAAGACCGTCCTAAAGTATTATTTGTAATTGATTCGTTGGGTATGTTACTAACTCCTACTGATGTTGATCAGTTTAACAAAGGTGACATGAAAGGTGATATGGGTCGTAAGCCTAAAGCACTAACTTCATTAGTCCGTAATACTGTTAACATGATTGGCTCTCTTAATGTAGGATTAGTATGTACTAATCATACTTATGCATCACAGGACATGTTTGATCCAGATGATAAGATTAGTGGCGGTAGTGGATTTATCTATGCATCAAGTATTGTTGTTGCAATGAAGAAAATGAAACTAAAAGAAGACGAAGCAGGTAATAAGATCTCAGAAGTTATGGGTATTAGAGCTGGTTGTAAGGTAATGAAGACACGTTATGCAAAACCTTTCGAAGGTGTGCAAGTTAAAATTCCTTACGAAACTGGCATGAATCCGTATAGCGGTCTAGTTGAATTGTTTGAAAAGAAAGGCTTGCTTGTTAAGCAAGGCAATCGTCTAAAATATATTGATGTAAATGGTGAAGAACATCTTGATTATCGTAAGCAATGGATTGGTCCAAAGTTAGATATGGTAATGAATCAGTATGAAGAAAAAATTGCTCCTGTGGTAAATAATGACACAGTAGAGACAGCTGATGAAGAGGCTGTTGAAGAATGAGGAGCAAAACAGTGAATGAGGAACAAATATCAGATATTTGGTCTTTGTTTAAAGAGTATTTAGACAAAAAACAAATCGAGCTAGTCGCTGAGAAGTATGTAGATCTTCTTGCCGACTATGGTGTAGAAGATATTACACTAAAAGATTGCCTAGGAGTAGATTCAAATCTAGACACTGCAATTGGTTACTATTTAGAAATAGATGCCGATGCATATGTTGATGATGAAATTGAATGGGACGAGTAAATGGGCTGGTATAGTAATGTAAGCAGGGATATTAACCAAATCCCTGCTGCTATCCAATACTTCGAGACTGAACTTGTAGATGCAAAATTAGAAGTAAAACTAAAGGGTAATGTTGAACGTGCTGCGTCTGAGATGCCCGGTATAGTTGAACACCGATTTAATCAGCTACAAGAACTAGAAGCAATTCTAAACTATTTAAATATTGAGCTTCGTAGATTACGTAGTTCTTTCTTTAAACAATATCTCGAAAGCTATCAACGAGCTCTGTCAAGCCGTGACGTAGAAAAATATGTAGACGGTGAGGCAGACGTTGTTGACTATGAAAAGATTATTAACGAGTTTGCGCTAATGCGTAACAAGTGGTTAGGCGTATTAAAAGCACTTGATCAAAAACAATGGCAGATAACAAATGTAGTTAAACTTAGAGTTGCAGGCATGGAGGATGCAAGTCTATGATATTTAATTTTGATAGAAACGAACTAATTAAAATCTTACCAGAAGGTATATGTGCCGAAGTAGGTGTAGCTAAAGCAAAGTTTAGCATGTACATTCATGCAAATACAACCCCAAAAATGTTTTATCTTATTGACGCATGGAAAAACTTTGATTTGGGATACAACGACAGTAATATGGTTACACAAGCTGAGCATAATCGACGCTATTCTAATGCAATAAGAAATTTAGGATATCATGATAATATTGATATAGTTCGTGCGTTAAGTGTAGAAGGCGCTAGTAAGTTTTCAGACAATACGTTTGATTGGGTGTATATTGATGCTGATCATAGCTATAACGGCTGCAAAGATGATTTAAATGCATATAAAGACAAAGTAAAAGAAGACGGCTATATATGTGGACATGATTATTTAAGAGAAGGCTTTGAACTACCAGGGTACGGAACTAACCAAGCAGTAGACGACTTTGTGTCTGAAAACAATTACTTCTTAACTATTCTTACTAATGAAAAAAAGCATAAGTCATATGCTATTAGTAAAAATAAAGAAAGTCATGAACGACTGTTAGTAAAAGCAAATCAAACCCAATAAGGACTTGAGCCTATAATATCCATTACTTCTTTAGGATAATCAAAGTCAACTTTACGTGTCCTACATTTGTGATTAATTGCAATTTCTGTCTTTAGTTCTTTAAAGTTATTAATTGTTTTGTCAGCATCCCAGTGCTTAGTCTCTACACAACTTTTAACTTTGTTACGAATTCGATCGTCAGTGCCAACCCAAGACCAATGCCATCCTGCTGTTTCTGGATAATGCACTGCATGACTTCTATCTTTGCGTTTGTGATTTTTTCCTCTATAAAGCCTTTGCGGATTTTCAAACATACGCTTACGTGCAACCATAGAACCTTTCCAGCCCCTATATGCTTGTAAGTTAAAAGCATAAAAGAACATATGCATTTTACATGCTACAGGTTTATCTTTATCATCCATAAGCTTTATAATATCAGGAACAAGACCTGGGTCTAAGTTTTCATCTAAGTCAGAATGTATAATAATATCTTCAGTATCAAGTCTGTCAATACCTTGCTGCAAAGACATACGGCTAAAGTTTTCAATTATCCAGTGCTTTGGCACATTAGGTAACGTAACAGACTTTGGTATGTCAAGTGATATAACTTCTATTCTATCACCATATTTTGAATATCGATCTATGTTTTCTTTTAAGTTAAATGTCTTAGGCTTCCAGCTCCACGTTTTGTTGCCTTCTAAAATGATCCATTTATCAACATACTTTTCAGTAAGAGCTAATCGAATGTCGAGCATTTCGAATTCGTCATTAAATAAAAATGTATCTACAATCATTTTAAAACCTATATATTATTTGATACTTATCCCATAGAGGAAAAATATCTTTAGCAGCAAGATAGTCGTATATTGCTCTACCTTTTCCAGTTCTAGTACCGTCTGCTTTAAATGCGTTGTCGTCTATACCTACAATGCAATCTTTTAAGTAAGGTTCGATTGCCTTGAATTCATTTAAATGATGTTCAGCACTCGGAGTGTCGTCCATCCATTTTACATCGTAACTATCTAAATAAAACAAATCAACATTAGACAAATCGTCTAACGATTCTAACCAAGCTACGCTATCACTCTGATACGCTTTAAAATAATTGTTATCAATAAACTCGTTAGCGGCGTTTACTGCATTCTTTTTTAAATCTACAGATCTTACAAAGCCGCCTTGCATTTTTACAAGTTCGGCAAATATCATTCCGCTATTGCCATCTTTCCAGTTATTGGGTTTACGCACAGTGCCAGTTTCAATAATTTGTAATTCGCTATTAGTCAAGTTTAATAGCTCAGTAAACAAAAATTCAAATCCCTCAGACCGGTCATATAAATCAGATTTTAAACCTCGTTTAGATCCGCTTGCAATAACTCTTAAATGTTTTTTATAGTGAGTATTATAGTGTTTAATCCATTTGTGCATAAATTATTTATTTAGGTAAATATTTAAACAACACGGAATAGAATATGATTATTATATCAGGATCAAATGGTAACAAGTATAATGCTGATGTAAATCACAAAAATTATGCAAAGCAACATAACATTGAATATCATTATTTTACTGATATCGATTACAAACAAGGTGTAATGCAACATCCAGGATATTTAAAAACTTACGCAATAAGACAAGCACTCGAATCTCATGATAGAGTTATGTGGATTGACGATGATGCATTTTTTATAGATTTTAATTGGGATTGTAGAACAGTCTTTGACCAATATACAAAACCTTGGATTGTTAGTCAAAGTCATCCTGTAAAGGCTAGACAAGCAATTTTAAATAGTGGTATTATGTTTTATCGAAAAAATTTAGAAATTATTAATATGCTTTCTGAAATTCCTAATATTACTGATAAAGAAAAGTTAAATTCTTGGCAAGAAGAATGGGGAACTACTAAAGGTAACGATCAGCCTCGCTATATACTTATGAGTCAAACAAAGTATAAAGACTATGTAGACATTGTTCCTTATAATCAAAATGGCTGGAATAAAAGACGTGAATTGTGTATGCGATCACATCAACAAATTGTTCACTTTGCAGGAACAAACAAAGAAAGCCGAATGAGAGATTTTGAACGTAGAGTAAAAATAGATCTAAATCATAGCGAAATAACTTATAATATCAAAAAAAATAAGTACACTAGTCGATAATAGATAATTACAATATGAGTCCTAATTTTGATCACTTGTATTATTTCAATAATCCCCATAATGTTTTAAGAAATATGATGCCTTCTATGGAAAAGGCATGCACACTAACAGAAACTTCTGAAGTAAACTTAGATCACACATACTTTGTAGTAGGTCCATGGAAGTACAATGAAGAACGACAAGCTGTATTTAACAGTCATTATTTGCATGTAGACAATGGATATTTTTTTAAAACTAAAGCAGCAAGCATGTTTAGGCTAACGTATAGAGGATTACAAGAATCTAAAATATTTGATTGTGATAATAAAAGATTAGATACTTGCAATTTCAAAATTAAAAAATGGAATAACAACGGTGACTACATTTTAATTGTTGCACCAGATGTGTGGCCACCGAGATATTATGATGGATTAAAAACTGATATAGAATGGATTATAAACGTAAAACACGAATTGCGTAAGTATACAGATAGAAAAATATTTTATAGATTAAAAGAATCTCGTAAAGACAGGGGTGACGATAAATTAGATCGATATTTAGATAATGCATGGGCAGTAGTAACATCTCAAAGTTTAGCATCTATCGAGAGTATTTGTTCAGGTGTTCCGGTGTTTAACTTAGCACCGAGTTGTTGTGATAATGTTGCATTACAAGATTTGTCAAAAATAGAACACCCGTATAGACCTGATAACAGACAAGAATGGTTAGCTAGTCTAAGTTACGGACAGTTTAGTAGAGACGAAATATCAAGCGGATTTGCTCGTGAAATTTTAAAGGATCGATACTTATGAAGAACAAAAAAGAACAATTATAATGTTAGGAGTTATTGTTCGTCAGGCAAAATGGAAAAAACTTAGAGAAATAGGTAATCTCATAGGTAAGTACGAACATGGCATTATTGATCTTGAACTAGCTGAACTTAAAAATGTACAATATGACTTTCTAATACAGAACGGTGTAAAAAAGCCTAGTAGGCCGACAGAAGATATTTATATAGCACTTGAAAAATTAAACAAGCCCATTCTAATACGAGAAGCTCCTAACTTACGAATGATTGATGACGGAAGTTCTTGTAGGGCAATTCCGTTTGATTCAAAGTGGTTCAAATTTTCTTGGAATCATTACTTTTTAGATGAAGGAATTTATCCATATGACAACACTTATGATAGGTGGACGCAGTTAAGCAAAGAATATAACATTAATGTACACGACTGGAAACGTAGAGGAGATAATATATTATTAAATTGTCAAAAGCCGGGAGACAGTGCATTAAATAAGTTAACTTATAATAACATTAATTATAAAGATTATATTGTAAATGTAATTAATAAAATTAAAAAAGTTTCTGATAGACCGTTAATTATAAGACCGCATCCTAAAGACAATACATTAAGACTGCATTTAGACACAATATTTGATAATCTCACATATTCAAATAAAACATTATATGAAGAACTAGATAATGCATGGTGTGCTATTACATACAATAGCACAAGTAGTGTAGAAACTTCTTTATACGGCACACCAACAATTGTGCTAGATCCTAGTGCAGCAAGCACTCCGGTATCGCAAACCGAAATAGAACATATCGAAAACACTTGGGAACCTTGCAGAGAGCAATGGTTGAAAAGAATTGCATTTATGCAGTGGGAAGGTAAAGAATTACGTGACGGGTATGTATGGGATTTATTAAAGTCAGTTATGCCTAATCATGGGCCAAAAATCAACTAATTACTTTTATGAACATTGTATTAGTAACAGGGGGCTTTGATCCTTTACATTCAGGACACATTGCATACTTTAAAGCAGCAAAGGCACTAGGTAATAAACTTATTGTAGGTGTAAATTCAGATGAATGGCTTACTCGTAAAAAAGGTAGACCATTTATGCCACTTGTCGAACGCACTACAATTATTCAAGAGTTAGATGTAGTAGACGAGGTTATTACATTTGACGATAGTGATAATAGTGCATGTGCTGCTATTATGAAAGTTTTATCAATACACACAGGTAATCTTATATTTGCAAACGGCGGAGATAGAACAAACACTACAACACCAGAGTTTGCTACATATGGTAACCGTCCTGATGTAAAATTTGCTTTTGGCGTAGGCGGTGAAGATAAAAAGAACTCAAGTAGTTGGATACTAAGTGACTGGAAAGCACCTAGAACTGATCGTCCTTGGGGATTTTATAGAGTGTTAGACACAGGACCAGGCTGGGCTGTAAAAGAACTTACAATAATGCCGGGTAAGAGTTTATCAGATCAACGTCATCATCATAGATCAGAACATTGGCATGTAGTGCAAGGTACTGTTACAATTGATACTGA